GCTCCGGCGCGACGAGGGCACCGAGTCCTGCGCCTACCAGGATTCGCTCGGGTACTGGACGATCGGCGTCGGGCGCCTGATCGACGCGCGCAAGGGCGGCGGCCTGTCGAACGAAGAGATCGACTACCTGCTCGACAACGACATCAAGGCCAAGACCGCCGAGGTCCTGCGAGCCCTGCCGTGGATGCCCAGACTGTCCGAGCCGCGCCAGGCCGTGCTGATTGGCATGGCGTTTCAGATGGGTTTGAAAGGCCTGCTTCAATTCAAGCGCGCCCTCGGCAGCATCGAGGATGGGCAGTACGCTGAGGCGGCGGTTGAAATGTTGGAAAGCAAGTGGGGCAATCAGACGCCTGAGCGGGCGTACAGGATGGCGCAACAGATGGAGACAGGCGAATGGATCCCCTAACCGCAGGCGTCGAACTGGCGCAAACCGTTATCACCCGCATCTGGCCGGACAAGTCAGCAGCCGAGGCAGCGCAGCTAGCTGCCCAGGTTGCCATTGTTCAAGGCCAACTCGATGTGAACCGAGCCGAGGCGTCGAGCCCCAGCGCGTTCACGAGCGGCTGGCGCCCAGCGATCGGATGGGTCTGCGCGTCGGCGCTGGCCTGTCAATATATTGCCAGACCGCTAGTGCAGTGGACCGGCATTGTGCTCGATCATCCTTTGCCGACGCTGCCTGGCATCGACGATAACCTCTGGCAGTTGATGTTGGGAATGCTGGGTCTTGGTGGGTTGCGCACGTTTGAGAAGACAAAGGGGGTTGCGTCGTGACCGATGAACGCATTGCCGAACTGATGGGGTGGCGTTGGCCAACTAGCCTCCACCCTGACGACATGCTTGCGAAGGTCCGGGCAGTTGTACGCGAAGCTGTACGCACTGATGCATTTGCAGACCGATGCAAGCTGGCAACGGACTGCCTGCCTCAGTCACCCTACCGGGCGATGCTGGAGAACCTGCATCAAGAGATGTTGGGCATTAAACAGAGGGTTGAGCCATGAACGAACGAATCCGGAAGTTTATGCAGGAGTGCTTTGACGTTACGGTTGACCACCGTGGGCGTGAGGAATGCACTGCCGACTATATCAACGTGCAGAAGTTCGCCGACCGTATCGTCCGGGAGTGCGCCGAGTTGAGCACCAACTATTCCGGTAACGTCAAGTTGCTGATCTGTAACCATTTTGGGATTGAGCCATGAACGAACGAATTAAAGAAATACTTGCCCAACCTGAGCTTGAGCGGCTGAACGATTGGGCCAGCATTGGTCCGGTGCAACGGGTCGCGCTGGAAGAGTTTGCCGAGTTGATTGTGAAAAAGTGCGCTGAACTTGCGGAGGAATGTTACTGCGGCGATACCGTTAAGTCTTTGATACTGAACCATTTTGGACTTGAGCCATGAACGAGCGCGCTGCGTTTGAAGCGTGGGCCAATAAACATTGGGGCAACTCTGCGTATCTGCACAAGAGCGCTACCTGCGGGGAGTGGGATGCGTGGCAGGCTGGGCGTGTTGATCTGCCGGTGCTGCTGGCGCAGGTTGACAGCTTGCGAACCGCCCTGCAACGGGTGCTAGACGCGAGAAACAGCAAAACGGAAGTGCAGGCCCGCATGTTGCTACTGACGCTGAAAAGATTTGGAGTAGGAGAAACCGTAATGTCATGCGACTGGGGGAAAACTGAAGGGGAGGAAGACCTACCCGAACCTGAACACATTAATAACGAAACCTGCTGGTGTGAGCCTGAATTAGATTACACAGACCCTGATACGGGAGTATCGGTATATGTTCACCGGGGAACGCAATGACTGAAACCGAACGCAAGTTAGACCTCCTGCTGGGCGATGCCCTAGCAGAAAATGAGCGGCTGCGGCGAGAGTTGAAGTACCAAGACGCCAGGGAAGGCCACATCGGTACGCACGGCCCAGACTGCTGGGCATGGGGGCCGAAGCATTACGACTGCGCCATAAGGCATATCAACTCAATGACGGATGACGGAAAATGAAATACCAACAACCATTGCCGGACACACCGTTGGAGAGCGTATACAACCCACCGCACTACAAGCAAGGCAAGATTGAGTGCATCGAGGCTATTCAGTCGGCGTTGACTGAAGAAGAGTTTCGGGGCTACTGCAAAGGCAACGCCATGAAATACATCTGGCGCGAGCGGCACAAGGGTGGCACCGAGTCCATTGAAAAAGCGGCGTGGTATTTAGACTACATGATGAAGTGCGTGTGATGCACCCTGACACCGAATTGCTCATGCACCTTGCCGCCAACTTGGTGCGCGAGTACCCAAACGGCGTCAGCACGGTCGACATGCATCTACGCATGGCGATCTCGCTGGACAAGGCCCGCAAGATTCTGTGCTTCGCCCGCAAGGCGCGGCTGCTGGGCGTGGCCGGTAGCGGCGTCACCGCTCGATGGGCATCGCCTGAGCGAGCGGCAGAGCTAGACGCTGGCCGATGGACGAAGCGCAAGCTGCAGCACAAGGCCTGTCGGGACCGTAGGACCGCGAGGCTCGCTGCCCGCCAGGCCGCATCAGAACTGGCGCCAAAGCGGGTAGCCAAACCTTTCAAAATTCACGCGCCCAACAGCGTGTGGCAACTAGCGGACTTTCCATGCGACCAACTAAAGCAGCGATAGACGCTATCAGGGACGCCTACATGGCTGACGTTTTGACGATCAGAGCGCACATCCTGGCGCTCAATGATCCGCATTTAGAAGATGCCTGGGCCGGCATTGAGACGTTCGCTGCGGTGGCGCTGCGGGTGATGGCGAAGACCAACCCTAGCAAGCTCAAGAGCGAGATGGTGACTGTGGGGATTTCGGCGCTGCTATGACCTGTCGACCTTGCTATCCAACTTATCAAAGATGCGCGCCAGCATGTCTTTGATTTCCTTAAGGTCCGACCTGTAATCGTCGCGGGTGACGTAGGTCTTGGGTAGCTCGACCGACAGGCGGGTCAGGTCGGACTGGAGCAACTTGACAGAAGTCCACAATTCTCTTGCAAACCAGCCGGTGACAGCACAGGAGATGCCGAGGCCGGTGTTGAACAGGGACTGGTAATCCATCAGATCATCCTTGCAAGTAGAGGCGCCGCCCCACCGGCGCAGGTTGCTAGGGCATCAAGCCATTCTACCCCGTGCGTGGGCCTCTCTGACCGTTGGTTGGAGAGCCAGTCCATCACCTCCTTGCCCACTGCGGCAAGCACCACGAGGCCATAGGCTGCGTCAGGGCGGCGCAGGACCGCTAGGGCCAGCAGGAAGATCAACGCGCCGTAGATGGCGTGGTTGGCTTTATCTTGCGGGAGCGAGGGCATTTGAGCCTCCTGATTCGTCGCGCCCGATGCCGCCAATGGTGATGCGCGGCGTAAGCGCGTTGACGTTACTTGCTTGCGATAAAGCGGCCAGCTTGTTGGGCGTCAGCTTGCCTTGCGCTTGGCCCAATGCGCGCAGCACCTCAACTCGTTGCGCTGTGGGAACTTTGCTTAGGAGGTCGTTGAGGCTTGTAGCGGACTCAAAACCTTTTTCAAGTTCAGCCAAAACTTTAGTGTTTAGCCGGCCTTCCATGAGCTTTAGCATCTCATTGGTAAGCGTTGCTTTTGCGTTCAGGAAGCTAGGAATGCGAAACTTAGACCTGTTGGCCTCCATGATGTCTTGCATTGCACTGGCGCCTTTTTGCGCTTGCTCTGCAATGACCGCATCTCGCTTAAGTTCGCCACCTACGTTGTTCACAACGTTCATCTGCTGCGGCGTCAGTACATCAGAAAGTTCGGTGTACCGAGGGTATCCCGTTGCCTTTTTAAGCAACGCTTGCTCACCTTGACCTAGCGCGTTCATAAACGGGCGGGCGCGTTCGCCGCCAGTCAGCGTATCTTCTAGTTTGCCGCTCATGGCTTGTAGCACTTGCGACTGATTCACAGGCGCGGATCGCTGCGCAAATTCGGTTCTGGCCGTACCGTACACCGGCACTTCTTGTTCAAACTTTTTTGTAAAGTCCGAAAGAACACCTCGCGCTGCGGCTTGCGTATCGCGCCCTGCGCCGGTAACCGCTGCTGGCGCATTGGCGATGTCCGACAGCGCCCGCTTAATGTAGTGCAGCGACTCGCCGGTTATCTCTGCCGTTTGCGCCGGGATCGTCTGCATCACGGGCTGACCAGTTGGGCCAAGGATGGTGCTTGGCACTTGCTGCGCGGGCGTCGTCTGCCCCATGACAAACGGTCTGTTCTCCATCCGCGCTATATCGGCCGCTTTCTCAAGCGTGCCTTTGGGCATCCGGTTGAACAACGTTTCCATTGCAGGGTCCATCTGCACCACCGCTTGTTCAGCCTGCGCGTACAACGGTTTTGTAGCGGTTGTGCGCGCTGCTGTTGCCGCTGCAAGGTCTGGCGTTACGGCGCCCATCGATGCCTGCCGCGCTGCTTCTTGACCTTGTTCTATGGTGGCCGTGCGGCCAGGCGTGCGCGCTTCTATTGTTCGACCAAGGTACTGCACTTGGGGCATCGTTATGTCGGCTAGGGCTTGCCGAGCCGTAACATTGGCCGGCGCGTTCTGTAGCGCCGTTTGCGCTGCCAATAGGTTCTGCGGCGTGCGGCCTTCTTCAGTGACCGCAGCCCGCAGCATATTGGCGGCTCTCATCGTGGGGCGTTGCCCCTGCATCAAGTCTACTGCGCCGCCAATCCCTTGTGCAACCTTAGCAACCCCAAACTCTGCGGCTTTAACCGGCAACGTCAAAGGGTTGATGATTGCGGATGCTTTCGACAGCACAGACGACAACTGCGGAATCTTTGCTGCCGCGCCAGCGCCGGCAGATAGCAAAGTAGCAATGTCCGCTGCTACACCGACAGGATCGGTGGCAAGAGCGTTCTTAAACCCGTCAACGCTCCCAAACTTGTCTTTGTACACGCCGCCAACCGCGTTAGCCAATTCGATGGTGCGTTTGGTGGCCTCGGGGTTGGTGTCGAACTCGTCAAGAAAAGATTTGACCCGCGCAGGCAAGACGTTTTGAACGGCGCCCCGCGCCAAATCAAGAGCGGTTTTACCTGTTTGAACTGGACTTGTTATGGCTTCATACGTCCCGCTAAGAAACTTCCCAGCGCTTGATGGAAGGTTGAACGTGGCTTCATACGCGACATCGCCCCAAGAACGGCGCGGCGGTGGCATTCCGCCCGTGTCCACAGGTTTTGCAGTGCTAAGGTCAAAGCCTTTGGCTTGCTCAACCGGTTGCGCCGTGCTGAGATCAAATGCCATCACTGCACCTCTTTGATTTGCTTACGGTCTGGGCTAACCCACGCTTTGCTGCCGTTTGCGTCAATAAGTAACGTCCAGTTGGCACCTACGCCAGATGGCCTGACCCCCTCAGTGACACTAGATGCGCGTTTAGGCACTCGGACAGGCTCAAGGGAAACCCCGGTCCCTTGTATAGCCGAAGCAGGAATTTCTCTGGTGCGGGAGTTCCATTTATCTGCGGTGGCTTCTGCGGCTTTATGTGATAGTTCAGCCAATCGACGGATGGTGTCTGGCTGAAAGTTGATGTTGCCTGATTTGGCCGCTTCCAAGAACTTAAGGTCTTTGTCGGTAAAGCCTTGACCAGTGCCAAGACCAGACGTTTTGATGGCGTTGAGAGTGTTCTGCGCCATCGATGTAACCATACCCTCAGTATTAGCTATGATTTCTGCGTTGTCAGCGCCAACAATGTTGAGCAACTTCGCTATGCCCAATTTTATGTCGGCGCCAGCACCAACGATTGCTTTACCAGTGGCAAGCGTTTGCAAAATGCGATTGGCGTTTTCAGCCGCAGCCGGCGCTTCTTGCGCTGCTGCCCGAAGAATTACATCGCCTTCAGCAACTTTGCTCGCAAATTGTGCGCCGTATTTTCCCTCATTGCCAACATTTACTTGAACGCCTGGCGCAGCGGTTGTTGCTTTGCGTATTGCAGCGTCGTATTGGGCAATGCGCGGATCGCCAGGCATTAATTTGGCGCGTTCATCTTGCAATCTTGCCAGATCAGTAGGTGCAGGCGCCTTGTCCGGGGCAGCAGGCGCAGTGCCAACAACCGTGGCGCCGCGCATCAGTGATGCGCTTGGGGCAACCACTTGAGGCCGCAGTTCGCCAGCAGTTGCGCCTTGTTGCGACAAGAATGTTATTCGGTCAGACATTGACATTGCCAGCAAACGTTGTGTTTTATCCGCTATAGCTTGTTTTTCTTCAGGTGTAAACAGCGGACTATTTTGCATATCTCTATCAAAAGAAATAATATTTTCATTATCTGGGCGGCTACTAATGTCGCGATTTGCTTGTCCTACTATTTTTGCCCGTTCAGCAGCGGCTTTTGCCCGCACTTCCTGGCCTGTAAAATTAAGATTTTTAACTTCAGCACCGGTCTTTACGTTGCCCATGTACCCCTTGATAAGGTTTTCGGCTTGCGTTGGCGCTACGTTGTACACATCCCGTTGTGACTTAGTCGTAGAAAGATCGAAGTCGGGGCTCGACATGAGGCCGCGCAGCGCGTTCATCTCCTGCTGCCCGCGCTCCTTCTCTTGCATCGCCATCTGGTTTGACTGGTTTTGCTGTTGCGCGGATTGCAATTGCTGCTTGGCCAGCTGATTTTGCAACGCTTGTTGCTGGCCTTGCGCGTATCGCTCTCCAAAACTTGGCTGCGACGTAAGCGGGGAGAAATCAAGAGCAGCCATTAGTAAGTCCCCTCGTAAGGTACGCCGCCGCCAAACATGTTGTTAAAATTTGGCGGGCTTCGTCCGAACTGCGCGCCAATATCCCCGATTGCTTTACCGTACGCTGAACTACCAGCAAGGGTAGCGCCGCCAGTATTGACGCCCATCTGACTTAGCATATTGCTTGCGTTGGCGCCGTACTGGCCTGCTTGGCCAGCTTGCCCAACCGCTGCCGCCTGACCGGAGGACATCAGGCTACCTAGCGGTGCCAGTTGGTTCTGCCGGTTGGTCTGGTAGCGGTTGAAAGCGTTGCCGTACTCTTGCGAGGCAAGACCTTGCGCGTAGTTTTGCATCCCCATCATCGTACGGCCACCACCAGCGCCGCCTTGGGCGCGGGCTTGACTACCCAACTGCTTCAACCCCTCGCTCAACCGAAAGGCATAGCCGGGGTCTTGCTGGTAATCCTGCATGCTGAAGTCTTTGGCGTACCTGCCATACCCCGCTGCACCAGTGTCACCGCCTAGCCCTAGCATCTCCATCAGCCGGTTCTGGCCAGTCAGGCCAGCCTGGCGATACGGTTCTGAGAGCCGCTTCTGTTCGTCGAACATCTCCCGCTGAAGATCAAGCCCTCTTTGGTTCTGAGCGTTGGCTTGAGCAGCGGCATCGGACGCGGCGTCGGAAGACATCTTGCCGCCGATGAGACTGGCAGCAGCGGGGATAAGGAAGGCGAAAGGCACGTTAATGCTCCTCTATCAAGACTTCATCGACAGATTCGATGTCGGTGCAATCGGTGGCGTGGATGCAGTACCACATCACATCTGTAATGGCGCGGATGCTATGCACCTTTCCCGCCTCAATTGTCAAGCACGCAGGAGCGTGAACAACCGATACTTTATCATCAACCAGCAGTTCAACCGACCCGGTAGCCAAGATGGACAGGTGGTCGAACTTGTGCTTGTGCTGCACACACAAGTAGCCCGCAGGAATGCGCGCCTCCTTGGCGTACACACCTGAACTGAAGTGGTGATGGATCAGCATTTCCACTTCTTCAACGCCAGCGCCTTGCGGGTCGGCTCGCCCTTGGAGTCCTTCATCGGACCCTGCACACCACCCATCCTGGCGCAAAACGAGTCCTTGCGCGCCCCACCCTCGGGTTGCGGTGGCTTCAACCCAGGCTTGCCGGGGTTCGCTGCGTTGTACGAGGCTCGACCCTTGGCATTCAAGCCGCCCTCGGGGTTCTTGCCTTCCTTGCGCTGCCAGGCTGGAGTTTTCATGCCGCTGCAATTGTGGTGACGGTGCCCGATGAGCCCCGGTATTTGAGAGCGCCGGCCTCGACGTAGAGTTGGCCCATGCCCGCCGGGGAGGTTGTTGGCGCGGTGCCGTTGCCAATACCGATGACTTTTTCAGCATTGGTGCCCCAGACAGCAGGTTGCCCGTTGTTGAAGCCGATGTTGCCAGTGCTGCTGATCTGCATCCTAGCCACTGGCGGCAGGGTGCTGTTGTTGGTGCCGGTGGCAAACGAGAAGGCTGTAGGGACAGTTCCCGCAGACACCGCACCGTCAACATACACCGACATGTTGGCTAGGAATTGATTGCTTGTGCCATCTGCGCCGCCAAACAACCACGCGCCAAGCGAGTCGTTTTGCTGCACCGCAGTGGTGGACGTAGCCGTTGTGCCGCGAGTCTTAAGAATATATACGGCAGCGCTGGCAGCGGTGTCGGAATAGCCTCGTTGTATTATGCTGGGTGCAAACGTAGTAGCAGCCCCAAACACTTGAACGCCAAATGCACTTGCGCTAGACGTAGGCCCACCAACCAGAACTTTGGTTGGAATAACGACAGTGCCGGTAAGCGAAGGAGACTCCGAAAAGACTAGGTTGGTACTTGTGGTGCCCGTCGCGCCCGCCGCCGTGTAGCCTGTGATGTTGTTGAACGATGCAATGCTGGCCGTGATAGCGTTCGTGCCGCCGTTGGCCACCGGGATCGCCGTGCCAGAGTAGGCAAGGGCAAGCGTTCCAGCGGTAGTGATTGGCGACCCGGTGACGCTTAGAAACGCCGGTACGGTAGCCGCTACGCTGGTGACAGTGCCAGTCCCTGTTACCGTTGCCCAGGTTGGGGCGCTTGCGCCGTTTGATTGCAGAACCTGGCCCGCGGTGCCGACGGCAGAGAATGCGTAGGCTGTGCCGGTGCCGTAAGGCACAGCGCCCGCCATAGGCGTTGCGGTAGCGTTCGTGCCGCCATTGGCGATTGCCAAGGTGCCAGCAAGCGTAACAGCGCCGGCAGTTGCGGTCGCCGGTGTCAGGCCGGTAGTGCCGCCAGATACGGTGGTCTGCGTGGCGGTAACCGTTGACTGCTTGGTGACGCCGCCCTGCACCACTGCGACAAGCTCAGTGCCGGTGATTGCACCGGCTGCAGGAAGGTTTGATATTTTGACGCCGGCCATGATGGCTCCTTATGCTGCGAAGTATTGACCAGTGATGACAACGTCGGCACTCGCCGCCCAGGTCGGCACATAGATGACGTTGCTGTTGACCAAGCCGGTGCCGAACCCAAGCGCCGTGACGTTTGATGCGGCAACACAAGTGCCGGCGACCACGGTCGAGGTGGGCGCGCTGAAGGTAGTTGTGCCCGCCGTGGCCGCAGTGCTGGTGGTGCTGGTCACGCGGATCGTAAAACTGACGAAGTCACCAATGCGCTCAAAGGTGCCGACGTAGGTCGGGGTTCCGACAATTGTCAAACTAGCGGCGACCGGCGTCCAGGTGCTCTTGGTGACGTAGGAGTCGGGCAGCGTGGTGCCGGGGTTGACGCTATACAACTGAATGTGGCGGGTGTTGGTGCCAGCGTCGGTGATGGTGCCAGCACCGTTAAGGTTATAGGCCAGAGAATTGGTAACCGTGTTCTTGACGCCAGCTTCAATCTTCAAAGTATCAATGCTGCCACCAAAAAACGCTGTACTGTTGCCGCCATATATCCATATTAGTGGACTGCCCGCCGTTGACGGTGCTACATAACCTTGGCCATCATCGGCAAAGATGTTTACAAAAGAAGTTCTTATGCCAGCGCATTTGACATGAAACGTTGTTGCGTCCCCAAGAATACCGTTGGCCTCAAGGTCCATGTTGATAAACGTGTTATCAACGCTATTAGACCCAATAAGAATGCCGCCGTAGCCGGTGGTAAAGCCGCAACCTTCAACCGTGCCGCCAACAAAAACACTTGCGGCGCATTCATCCAGTACCAATCCGTTGCCACTAGTACCCTCAACAACTAAGTTGATCCAAGTGCAATTGGAGCATTGTTCATTGGCGTTGCGCAAGCCAAGACCAACACCAATCACAGACGGCGTGACAATTCCCGGCTCGTTGCCAGAGTGGCAGAAGTCATAGAACGAGTTGGACACCATAAACTGGCACAGCATGGCGTAGGCGGGAAAATTGATAGGCCGCAGGCGATTGAACTGACTGTGCGTGATGCCCCGAATATAGACGCCAATGGTCGCCGCGCCAGTGCAATTGATCGTCAAGTTGTCGATGACGATGTCTTGAACGACAACGCCTGCGGTCGCTCCAGCATCAACAACCAGCCCCGGTCCAGCGCCGGCGATGTTGAGCACAACCCGCCCGATGCCGTAGATGCGAGTGCCGAGGATTGCAAAGTTGGGCAGACTGGTGACGTTGTAGGTTCCTGCCGGGATGGTCAGTTGGCGAGAAACGTTCCAAGCGTTGGCAAACGCAGTGGTGTTGGCGGCGGCGCTGGCGCTGGTGGAGAACCCGAAGTCGGCAACGCTGTAGGAGTCGCTCAGTTTGCTCTGGACCGTGCGCGTGGTGCCTGGCCCGGTCTGCGTAAAGCCAACCAGAGTCGAGCCTGTGCTGCCGGCCAGCAGTGCCTCAAACGCAAGCAGGTCGTTGATAGCCTCTTGCGCGTTGATGTTGTCGACGGTCCAGATGGGAACCGCAGGAGCGTCAGCAGACGCCAACACGAACTTGTACGATGCGCCGTTCAGCCACACGCCGTTGGGCGCCTCGCCTCGGGCGTCAAGTTCGATGTCCACCGGGTTCTGCGTGGTGCCGCTAGCGTCGGTGTAGGTTGCCAAGGGGGTGGTGG